TTATCACATAATAATACTCAAAAAGTTGTTGACCCAATTAATTTTAGACCTTATGTTCAAAATACATTACCAACACAAGGTGGAGGATTGACGGTATCCCAATCAAAAGGGTTGAACCCTAATGCGTGGATTGCTCTTGAAACTGAAGTTGGGTTTTCAACAATTAATAATGTAAAGTATAGTGATAACGGTTCGTATATTACCGATTTCTTTATTAATAACAATATAGAGTTTACAACTGATAATGTTGTTCTGTTGTCACCAATTATAAAAATGTATGCGACTCAAAAATTGAAAAATCCATCAATTACTGTTGCCCAATTCCAAAATCAAATAAATCAATTTTTAGAAAAAGAAACATCGTTACAGAATAATTTTTTAAATTTAGTTTTAAGTGGTGTTCGAAGAAAATTACCAAACCAACAACAATTACCTGAAAGGGTAATGAAAAGTGTTATAGATGGTGAGCAATCTAAGGTTGAAAATTATGAGGTGTTTAAGGCATTAAATGATAAATGGATATCAGGTGGTGATTATAAGTCAAAAACTTTATTTGAAGATATGTTATTTTTGGATAGAGCCTCAAGAAATATTGGTGAAACGATAATATTAGACATTTTTGAATTTAGAAATATGTTTAATAGAAATTCCTTAACGAACGCCATGAGTGTTTATACTTTTATTGCAGGATTATTAATCAAAAATAATTTCACTGTGATGAATTTACCTGCGTATATTAACTTTTATAATGTTCAGGATGTTGATGGTGTTAGTAATCCTAACAGGGCGGAAGGTTCATTGGAGTTTGCCAATAATATGTGGGGTACGTTTTTAGATGTTGATTATAGAAAATCAAGTCCTAAAATGGTTTGTTTTTATGTGGGTAAACCTTCACAATATTTAGCATTACCAAAAGGTAATTCTAGATATAGGGATGATGCCTTTGAAATGAGAAGAGCGTCTGAAAATCCATTAATTGAAAATCAACAAGGTAAAAAAGATTGGGGATTGTCTAATAAATGTGTCGGATTTAATGTTGATATTGGTACTCGAAATCAAAGTATTTTTTATACATTCTCTGTTTCACAAGACAATGGTGTTGCAACTTCAGAATCTATTAATACCCAACTTAATATGGTCGAACAAGCGTCAGGTAATAATGTTGCTACTCAAAATGTTTCACTTTATAATTTATATAAACAACGAAGTTATAAATGTACTGTTGCGTCATTAGGGAATGCTTTAATACAACCAACTATGTATTTTAATTTGAGACATGTACCAATGTTTAATGGTCCTTATATGATTACTAATGTAACTCACACTATACAACCAGGAAATTTTCAAACACAATTTGAGGGGGTAAGACAAGGTATCTATGATTTACCGGCGATTGATAACCTTATTCAAAGTATGAATCAAAATTTATTGACAAAAATTGAAAGTGTGTTGAAAGTTAAAAAAGATGTTATTAATGTGTTTTCAGCGTCGACCGATTCAAACAAAAGTAATAATACACAACAATCATCAAAATCTACTAAAGCGGCAAGTAATACTTGTGAAAGTAAAGTATTGCCTGTTTATAAGAATAATCAGTATAGTGTAAATGATTCTGTGAGTACAACTCAAACAGAAAAACAATTTGCGTCGGCATTAAAACGATTAATTCCAAATTCACAATCGTTACAGACAATAATTTATTGTATAAGTTATGTTCGTTCATTTGAAAAAAATAGTAATAATAAAACAGGTACTTTTAATGGTTGGAATAATAATTATGCTACGGTTTCATTAGATATTGATTATGGAGCAACATCTTCATCATTTTTAAAAACATATTCATGTGTTAATGTTCAAACAAATCCATCGACAAATAATTCATTACCTGTTGTTGGGTTTACCAATCTTGACTCGTATATTAATTTTATGAAATCAAGATTGGAAAATAGGACTCAACAAATATTAGATGTGGGATTAGTTAAATATTATGTGACATATTTCCCTCAACAAAACTTCGAAAACAACAATTATTATGATGAACATCTTAATGAGTTCAAGACTGTTAGAAATACTATGAATGATGCGTTAGCATCGGCACTTGAAGTTGGTATTGCGACAAAAGAAATTGTTGATGATTTAAAAAACAAGATTAAAGATACTGATAGTAAAGGTAAAAGTCCAAGTGTTACACCAACACCATCACCGATACCTCCACTTCCGGGTCAATCTTGTCCTCCTCCGGTTATTTCATCGTTCTCTCCATTATCAGGAAATACGGGTACCATAGTTCAATTAAATGGTAGAAACTTTAATGGAACTAAAAATGTTAAAATTAATGGTGTTGAAGTTGGATTAACAGGGATTACAATATTTAATGATTCAACTATGAGAGTAGTTACGCCACAAGTAGGTACTGGTAATGTGGTAAATAAAGGTTTTATTGTTGTAACAACTGAGTATGGTTCATATACAACTATTGACCAATATACTTATGACCCGGCACTACCGGCATCTGCGGCGGCATCACCGGGTGGTTATCAAAATCCTCAAAATCAAACTGCTAACCCTTCACAATCTGAAGTTCAAACAAGTTCTAATCCAAATCCTCAATCAACAGGTCCTGAACCTTTAATTATTGTTGAGGATAGTAAAACATCGAACGGTAGTACTAAAAAATTAACTATTAAAGTTAATCCTGATTCTGGAAGTTGGAAAATAGATAAAGTGGCGGTTTATAATGATAAAATAGTTAATTTAATCAAAGGACCAAATAATACCTATATTGAAAATAAAATATCTACAACATATGGTTTCGGTGGTAGATTACCGGGTTATGTAAGTGAGGACCAACAAGAATTTTCGATTACTTTAGAACAAATGATTGAAGATATTGGTTTAAAAGAATACGATGAAGAGAATCTTCAAGCGTATTTCACAATACAATTGTATGTTAGGCCTGTTGGGGAACCAAACGGTAGACAAGAGTTTTCTAGAAATAATAATTTCAATGCATTTCTTACCGATAAAAAAGTTGGAGACCCTGTAGTTAATACAACACCATCACCAAAAACATTTCCACCAAAACAATTATCAATTACATTAGTGGGTGAAGGTCCTAATATACAAGGAAATGGTCCTCAGTTTTATAACATAAAAAAACCGGACGGGACTTATATAACTTTCAAATTTAATACTGAAGAACCATTTAATTCTCAATGGATGGGTAGTTCTAACTTTTTCAAAAATGGTAATTTATTCCCAATAGCGTCTGGATGTAATAGTGGGCTTAATACAAATTATACTCAATCTTGTACTGTAAGTGAATTAGGCGTTATAAGGTTGATTGTTGACTATTATCCTTATGGATTTACATCTCCAATTGGAGGGGAAGTATTAAAACAAGGTGTTAGTAGTCCGCCTTTCACTTTATAACATAACGATATATTTATAATAAAAACAATTTTATGAACATTAAATCAGCATTAGATAATTATCTTGGAAAATCATCAAGAATATCGCAAGTAGATAATGGTGACGGAACACAACAAGTTTGTGATTTAGACACCGGAGATTGTTATACAATCAGAGAAAGAGATGGTCTTATTGAAAGAGCAGGTCATCAAACAACGGTTAACAGGAAAGTTAGAGTTGAGACCGCAGGAGGAATTAAACAATTATTAAACGGGTAAAACAAATGGGTTTAGATAAAAAATTAATTAGTGAGATTACTAGATATCATAATATTAACAAATATATTATGGAACAAGAGGCGATTGAGCCTGAAGACCCAACTGCTGGGTTAGATGCGTTAACACCACCACCGGCTGAGGGAGGAGATGTTCCACCAGCACCGGTACCATCTGAAGCAGTTCCACCGGCAGCACCAACTGATACAGCACCTCAACCTATTGATGTTGAGAATGACCCTGATATTGAAAAAATTGATGATGAAGGTGAATCTGAGGAAAAAACTGACGAAGGTAGTGATAGTGAAGAATTAGATATTACGGAATTAGTTGATTCTCAAAAAAATATTGAAACAAAACAAGAAGAATATTTTGAAAATTTATTCAATCAATTATCTAATTTAGAAGGTAAATTAGGTGAAATGGATAACATTATGAATAAATTAAATTCTCTTGAAAGTAAGATTGAAAAATATCGACAAAAAACTCCTGAGGAAAAACTTGAATTAAGAAGTTATGATTCATATCCCTTCAATCAAAAATTATCACAATTTTTTGATGACAAACAAGAGGAGATGGAAAAAACCGGAAAAAATGATTATGTTTTAACTTCGGATGAAGTTGAAGATATAAATGTGAATGATATTAAAAATTCATTCCAACCTGGTTCTCAAGATGATGACTATAAACCATCATTTAGAAGATAAGAAAAAATCCAAAGGTGTCTGAAAGGACACCTTTTTTATTTGACTTCACACCATTTATCAATTATGTTTATGAAACAAATATTTAACAATTAAAATTTAAACACATGAGTTCATTAGATGCCGTATTGGCGCAGTACGAAAAATCACAACAATCAGGGAATTCCCAAGGAAGAATGTCGCAAGACGAAAGAATGAAAAAATATTTTGCACTTATTTTAGGTGACAAAGAAACTTCGGGTCAAAGAAGAATTAGAATTTTACCAACAGGAGATGGTTCTTCACCATTCAAAGAGGCTTGGTACCACGAAATCCAAGTAGGAGGTCAATGGCAAAAATTCTATGACCCGGGAAAAAATGACAATGAACGCTCACCTTTAAACGAGGTTCACGAAGAACTTATATCAACAGGAAAAGAATCGGACAAATTATTGGCATCACAATATAAATCAAGAAAATTTTATATTGTTAAGGTTATCGACAGAGATAAAGAAGAGGATGGACCAAAGTTTTGGAGATTCAAACATAACTACAAAAACGACGGTATTTTAGATAAAATCATACCAATTTGGAGAAATAAAGGTGATGTAACCGATGCTCAAGAAGGTAGAGATTTAATCATCGAATTGGTTAAAGCAAAAACACCAAAAGGAAAAGAATATACTACGGTATCTACAATTATGTATGAGGACAAAGCTCCTTTACACGAAGACCAATCATTGGCGAAATCATGGATGGAAGATGAATTAACTTGGTTAGATGTTTATTCTAAAAAACCGGTTGAATATCTTGAAGCGATTGCTCGTGGTGAGACACCAAAATGGGATTCTGAAAAAGGTGGGTATGTGTATGAAAATGATACGGTAGGTACTGAATCATTTGGTGGTTCTAAATCAAATGATATCCCTTCAGACCCACAATCTAATCAAGACCCGGACGAAGATTTACCATTCTAATATAAATTAGAACTTGGACAATTAACATAGACACGAACATAGACCTCGTGTCTATGTTCTATTAAAAACTAACAAAAACAACAATTAACTAAGACATATGGCGATTAAGAAAAACGATTTCAGTAGTGTAAAAAAGAAGTTTTCAACTTCTGCGAAATATAAACCACAAAGATTTTTTGATTTAGGTAACGAGTTTTTAGATGCTGTTGGTTTACCTGGACCGGCAATTGGTCACTTAAATATGTTTTTAGGACATAGTGATACTGGAAAAACAACTGCGTTAGTTAAAACTGCGGTTGATGCTCAAAAAAAAGGGATTCTCCCTGTGTTCATTATTACAGAACAGAAATGGTCGTTCGAACACGCTAAACTTATGGGTTTTGAATGTGAGGAAGTTGTTGATGAAGAAACAGGTGAATTAGATTGGGATGGGTTTTTCATTTTCAACAATAATTTTGATTATATTGAACAAATTACTGACTACATAAATGAATTATTAGACGCTCAAGAAAAAGGTGAGTTGGATTATAGTTTATGTATTATGTGGGATTCTGTTGGTTCTGTTCCTTGTAAAATGACTTACGATGGCAAGGGTGGGAAACAACATAATGCCTCTGCGTTATCGGATAAAATTGGTATGGGTATAAATCAGAGAATATCTGGAAGTAGAAAATCAGATTCTAAATATGAAAATACTTTAATTATCGTGAATCAGCCTTGGGTGGAGCTCCCTGATAATCCATTTGGGCAACCCAAGATTATGGCTAAGGGGGGTAATGCGATTTGGTTAAACTCATCATTGGTCTTTTTATTTGGGAATCAAAAAGGTGCGGGAACAACTAAAATTACTGCAACGAAAGATAAAAGAACTGTTAAGTTTGCGTCAAGAACTAAAGTCTCAGTTTTAAAAAATCACATCAACGGGCTAGGGTTTGATGATGGACGTATTATTGTTACACCACACGGATTTATTGCGGGTAAGGACACTACTGAAGAAAAATCTAATATTGAAAAATACAAAAAAGAATATGCTGAATATTGGAAAGAGATAATCGGTGTTGATGGTGACTTTGAGTTGAAAGAAGAAAAAGAGTAAGAAAAAGAGTAAGAAAAAAAAATGTCTAACCTTAAATAGGTTTAATTGAAAAAAACATTATTGATAGATGGTTCCAATTTAATGAAGATTGGATTCCACGGAGTAAAAGATTTATATAGTGATGGTTCCCATTTAGGTGCGATATATCACTTCATTAATACTATTAGAAAATTCCTCGAAGAACATAACCACGACAAGGTGGTCGTGTTCTGGGATGGGGAATCAAGTTCATCCACTCGGAAAGAACTTTATCCACAATATAAAGGTAATAGAAAACAGGATATGAATGAGTATAAGTACGAATCATATCTTGAACAAAACGCTCGTATTAAACAATATCTCGAAGAAGTTTTTGTAAGACAAGTTGAGATGGTTAATAACGAGGCGGATGACCTTATTGCTTATTATTGTAAAAAAGCCATTGACGAACAAATCATCATTTTTTCTTCAGATAAGGACCTTACACAACTTATTTCATACCGGGTGACCATTTACTCCCCAAACTCAAAACAATACTTTAAAGAGGGTGATATGATTACCATTAATAAAGTTCAGATACCGCATTATAATGTGTTACTTTGTAAGATTTTAACCGGAGATAGTTCAGATAATATTAGTGGGATTGAAGGTTTAGGAGAAAAAACTTTAGTTAAATTATTTCCGGATGTGCGTGATAAACCATGTACTATCAACGAAATAAGGGATACTGCCGGAAATATGATGCGAGTTAAGAAGTCAAAAGTTTTGGAAAATATTTTGACTGGTAAAACAAAAAATGGTATACTTGGAGAAGAGTTTTATACTACAAACGAAAAAATAGTTGATTTGTCTAACCCCTTAATAACTGACGATGGAAAAGAATTAGTCGAACAAATTATCACAGACACTATTGACCCCACCGATAGGGGGTACAAAAATCTAATGAGACTTATGATGGAAGATGGTCTCTTTAAATATCTTCCAAAAAACGATGAGGCTTGGGTTAATTTCCTGAGACCTTTTATGAAATTAACAAGAAAAGAAAAAAGAAACACAAACAAAAATTAAATTTATGAGAGAGCAAGAAAGTACTAAGATGGAATTTTTATTGACATTAAACGATAACATCGTGGTTCAAAGATTCTTTAACGTAAGAGGGTTTAACCCAAAGGCTAAGAGTTCGACAGAACTTTATGAATATATTGTTGGCTTCAAGAATGAACTTCAGGAGTATTTGAAGATGAAGACATTAGTTTATATGATGGATAATAAAGACTCTATTGAGCATGATTCGAGTATAATGGATACCTCATATACCGATGGTCCTGAATTGTTTAACATTTTAATTAAATTAGGTGAACAGACAATTTGTCATAGAATTTTTGACGGAAAATTATATCCACCAAAAGTTCGTTATACGGTTGATGTACGACCATTCTTAAAAGAAACTCTTCGAGATTTAACTGACATTTTTTCAGAAAAAAAATTAAGTTACAATTATTTGGAACTTGACTTAAGTAAGTAAGTATTTAATAATACAAGAGTAACTTTTAAAACAATTTATGAATAAAAATTTCGATTATTTAGGGAACACATTTCAATTACAATTAATCAATCAGATTATCGTGGACAAGGACTTCTCATCTTCAATTATGGATGTTATAGAGTCAATTTATTTTGATAATAAATATTTCAAAATCATTTTACAAATGATTAAGGAATATCATAAAAAATATGAATCCACTCCTAATTTTGATACCCTTGAGCAGATTATTAAATCTGAGGTTACTCAAGAAATGGTTGCCAAGATTGTTTTAGACACATTAACACAAATTAAAGACGCTCCATTTGAAGGAACTACTTTTGTTCAAGAGAAAGCCTTGAAATTCTGTAAACAACAAGAACTTCAAAAGGCGATGGATAAAGCTCAGAAAATCATTACTCAGGGTGACTTTGAGTCATATGATAAAGTTGAAGGACTTGTTCGAGATGCGTTACAAGTTGGGGAGGTTGATAAAGGACAAACTGATGTCTTTGCTGACTTGGACACAGTATTAGATGAGGATTACCGTCATCCAATTCCAATGGGAATTAAAGGTATTGACAAATTACTTAAAGGTGGTTTGGCGAAAGGTGAGATTGGGGTAATACTTGCCCCGACCGGAGTTGGTAAGACGACGGTTTTATCTAAGATTGCTAATTCGGCATTTAATCTTGGGTATAATGTCCTTCAAATATTCTTTGAAGACAATCCAAAGATTATCCAAAGAAAACATTTTACGATGTGGACTGGTATTGAACCGGATAACTTGGTAAACCATAAAGAAGAGGTGATGAGTAAAATCACTGAGATTAAAGAGACAATGCAAAACAGATTAGTTTTGAAAAAATTAGCGTCAGATACGATGACTATGAGTCAAATTAAGAATCAGGTTAGAAAGATGATTGCGGATGGTATTAAGATTGACATGGTCTTATTGGATTATATTGATTGTGTGTTACCGGAATCAAGTAGTAAAGATGAGTGGAAAGCAGAAGGGTCTGTAATGAGAGGTTTTGAGGCGATGTGTCACGAATTAAACTTGGCAGGTTGGACTGCAACTCAAGGGAATAGGTCGTCAATTTCTGCGGAAGTTGTGACGACTGACCAAATGGGAGGTTCAATTAAAAAAGCACAGGTGGGTCACGTAATTATTTCCGTGGCAAAAACATTACAACAAAAAGAAATGGGTCTTGCAACGATTGCGATTACTAAAAGTCGTTTAGGACAAGATGGTGTTGTATTTGAAAATTGTAAGTTCAACAACGAATTATTGGAGATTGATACCGAAAGTTCTGTAACATTCTTAGGATTCGAAGAACAACAAGAAGAAAGAAAACGAGACAGGGTTAAAGAATTATTAGAAAAAAGAAAACAAAGAGAACAACAACAAAATTAAAAATATGGAAAAAGTAGAAAAAATATTAAAAGAAAATCCGAACAGATTCGTTATTTTCCCCATAGAATATGATGACATTTGGGAATACTATAAACAACATCAGGCGGCTTTTTGGACTGCGGAGGAGGTTGATTTATCGAATGATATTAGGGATTGGGAGAATTTATCAGATAATGAGAGATATTTCGTTAAGAATGTATTATCATTCTTCGCAGCATCTGATGGTATTGTGAATGAAAATTTGGCAGAAAACTTCTTGAAAGAAGTACAATACCCGGAGGCTAAATTTTTCTATGGGTTTCAATTAATGATGGAGAATATCCATTCTCTTATGTATTCGTTATTGATTGATACGTATGTTTCAGACCCAAAAGAAAAAGATGAATGTTTCAATGCCATTGATAGATTACCTGCGGTACAAAAGAAGGCTAATTGGGCATTAAAATGGATTGAAAGTGCGTCATTCCAAGAAAGATTGGTTGCTTTTGCGGCGGTTGAAGGGATATTCTTTTCAGGTTCATTCTGTTCAATATTTTGGTTAAAATCAAGAGGTATTATGCAAGGTTTATGTAATGCTAATTCATTGATTTTCAAGGATGAAAATTTACATTGTGATTTTGCAATCCACTTGTTAAATAATCATGTTGAGAATAAACCAAGTGAGAAAAGAATTAGAGAGATTTTATTATCGGCTCTTGAAATTGAAAAAGAGTTTATTACAGAATCTTTACCTGTATCATTGATAGGTATGAACTCAAACTTAATGAAACAATACTTGGAATTTGTTGTTGATGGATTATTGGTTAAATTTGGATGTAAAAAACAATTCAATGTTGAACAACCATTCAAATTTATGGAACAAATAGCGGTTGAAACAAAAGGAAACTTCTTTGAGTCAAGAACTATGGAGTACCAAAAGGCTAAGTTGGGTGAGTCATTAACATTTACTGATGAATTTTAATATATTATGTCATTAAAGATTAAAAAAAGAGGGGGTGATGAGGTATCCTTTAACCCCCAAAAAATATACAATAGAGTTAAACGAGCGGCAAGAGGGTTAAACGTTAACTCTGATGAGATATTCATTAAGGTAATTACTTCAGTTCCAACTGAGGGAACTATTACCACAAAAGAACTTGATAAATTAGTTTATGAGATAGCGGCGTCTTATACCGGAAGTCACCACGACTATTCAAGATTAGCATCTTCGGTTGCGATATCATCATATCACAAAGAAACTGATGAAAGTTTTTGTAATACAATGCATACGTTACACGTTGATAATATTATTAACGATAAGTTGATGGAAACTATTGAAAAATATGGTCCTGAAAATATTGATTCTGTAATAAATCACGAGAATGATTACAATTTTGATTATTTTGCTTGGAAATCATTACAAGAAATGTATTTGTTAAAAACTCCTGAAGGTAAAGTAATTGAACGACCACAACATATGTATATGAGGGTTGCTTTGTGGGTGACTAAATCATTTGAAGAGGCGGTTGAATATTATAATTCATTATCAAATCAACTTATTTCTCCTGCAACACCAATTATGATTAATGCGGGAACTAAAACACCTCAACTAGCCTCTTGTGTATTGAAATATAATCACGGAGATTCAAGAGAAGGGTTGTTACAAACATTAAATGATATTTCAACATACTCTTCGGATGCTGCTGGAATTGGTTTATGTATGTCTAACATTCGTAGTAAAGAAAG